GTGCTGTTGTTCCTTCCCCAACCCCTGATGCTGGTGTATCTGGGTCGTAGTACCAATCTATTTCCCAGTCAGTCAAGTGAAGGAACTCGGCAACAGAAATACACCCAACAGTTCCACGACCAATAACAGCCAACTTTTTCCGTGACATGTATTCCTACTTGGCGCTCCATGGATTTACGAGTTCTTCGCCTGGTGATGAGATGAATTCAACGTTTTCCAAATCAATTTGTGCTGGGAGATTTCGCAACCACTCCCTATAGATGCGCCACTCCTCCTTAACTCCGGCAGAAAGAGGACTATCCGGCATTTGGGTCCAGTCACTTGCAATAAGCCTGTGCTGTCTCCACCATCTCAAAAATGATGCACGTCTCGCGTCATTCCATGCAAATTGGGCTTCGGAATCATTGTCCATATCTTCCTGAGATGAATACCATGAGGACGGGGGGTCAAAATCAGAAAACGCCATGTTCATCAACCTATCATGTTTTAATAATGTAGTTCAAGACGAGGTACGGCTGCATATTATTGTGTGCAGATGATGAGCCGGTGCTTCCGGATGTTCCAGTAAGGCTTGCAACATCGACGGAATGCGTATGGCTACTTTCATTACTCGTCGTAACGCTATTATTATCCGATACAGAACCGCTCATTGTGTGTGAGTGGGTAGACCCACCGCTTGATGCACGCGCATAGTATGCAGAATCGAAACGAGTTGTTGCTCCAGAGTAGAAATCCCAGTTACTTCCTGCTATTCCAATACGTTTTACATAATAATCAGATGCTTGCGAGTTTGTAGCGACTGTTGCTTCGTCGTGCCCATGGCCACCACCGCCGCTAGCACTTATCGTATGTCCGTGACCGTGGTTTGCCGTATGATTATGTATAGAGCCACCACCACTAGTAACTGCAGCATGGTCGTGATTTATTGTGTGAGTATGTGCTCTCAATTCTGCTTCGGTTAGGGTATGTGTTTGTGAACCAGAACTATTCCCCCGTGCATTATTTGATGTAACTCTTCCGGCAGCGGTTGTAACTCCACCAGCAGACATGGTATCTGCGGCGACAACTGTCCGTCCACGCAAATCCGGAACCCTGTTATATCCAGCAGTCTCACCTCCGGTATTGTAGGTAGTTGATAGTAGTGTTCCGAGGGTTGATGAGGCAAGAACCTGTTGCCCATTACAAAAAAGCCACCCGCTTGGTTCAGTTCCCCCTGCATATGGGACAATTGTTCCAGAAGGAATTAATGTCGCATTCTGCCATTCCGTGCCAGAATATAACAAAACCTGATTTGTTGATGGGCTACTTATGGTGACGTCACTAGCACTGTCTAGTGGTATTGAGCCATTAACCCAACCTGAGCCATCATACTTAAGCACATTATTAGTTACTGGGGTTGTAAGACTCACATCAGTAAGGGATGATAGAGCGGCAGCACCAATGCCAATGTCCACTGACTGATTAACCCTAATATCCGCAATGCTAGCGAGTCTAGATTTAACTGCATTGGTATATCCGGTATTTGTCTCATAAATTAACTTATACAGGGGTCGTATTTCAACAATTGGCAAACCAGTTAGGTCCATGTCGGCATATGAGACATCTTCCGCTTGACCAATGTTGTCACTCATGGTCTGCCCAAGAATTCCAACGACAGGCTCATTGAGGTTATTGGTTGCAACAATCCATGTTACGCCGAATTTACCGCTAGTCATATCTGGCGTAGACCAAGTTCCCCCAGAGGATAGGTTGTAGGTTGCGCGCGCAGAGCCGTACTTGACTGGATAGGCGGTTGCGGTATCGAGTATCCATGAGCCACCGGAGCCGGAACGATAGAAAATCGGAATGTAAGCCGGTGATTGAAGCCTTTGTTCCCACGTGTTCGCCACTGGGGTTGCACTGTGGGTAATATTTACCTCAAGGTCTTCATCGAAAAATGTTCCATCCTCAATGCCTATCTGCATATCGGCATTGGAACTACCCGTTCCAGCGAGAGTGTATCCACTTGCCCCTAGGCCATTTGCCAGCGCGGCGCCACGAGTTCTATGGAGATATTCATGTGTAGCCCAATCAAGCGTTACTCCATGTCTTTCGTCGGCAAAAAACTCCGCTTCCCCAGTTGTCGAGTTATAATAAATATATGCCGTTGGAGTATCTTGGTCCCAAGTAAAAAACGTCGTCTTATATGACAAAACGCCAGCGTTACTGTAGTAAATGTAGTAAAGACCAGATACCGCAGGCAAAGTGATACTTTCTGCTGACGTCTTGGTGTAACGCTTACCAACGCACCAAACATGGAAAGAATCACCAACTGGAGTAATCGTAAAGGTGCGAGTTGCATTAACAAACGAGATAGCACTTTCGGTCCTATCTTCGTGACCAATTGGTTCGGTTGTCGCTGCTTCCGCTCCAAGTCGCTCGGTCAAGCGACCAATAACAACCATTTCACTCTTGCGATTATCTAGGTACGCAACAAGCACTTCATCGTTAATCGCAAATTGTTCATCGTATTCCTTGCCAACAATGCGACATGGTCCAATATTAATGCCGAGCATTCTGACAAATACGCGAACCGTTCCATCGTCGTAGACGAGGGTTATTTTTCCTTCAAATATTCCACCTGGCTCGTGGCTCGTATTAGCACTGCCAGATTTACTTGCGCGCGGATTAAGTGCCATGATTAATTCACCATACCAATCTGTACGTAATCACCGAATTCGCCAATTGGTATATCCGTAATATACTTATCCTCACGTTCTGGTTTTTTAAATGAAACTTGTACCGGATTTGTTGACATGTGCTCGAAAGATACTTCCGTAATAATATAAAAATCTTCAAATGTTGGCACGCCCGCTACATAAATTGTCATTCCTGGGCGCAACATCATTGCGTTGTGTCTATCTAGTGAAATAGAGCCATCTACCTGATAAACATCACTATCGGAACGCCTAAAAGTTGGCATCTGTAGCGGCATTAATAATCGGGCATAGTTTAAAGTTTGTTCCACTCCACCAACAGTGACGGTATCTTGTTCACCAATAGCAAATCTTCCAACTGGTGGCCACTCTACGTACCAGGAATTCATTTTTCGACGGATAGGTATATTTGTTTTTTCATCAACTACGAATGCATCCATTTGTTCGGGTCCCCAAAGACCAAACAAATGACGCATAGATGCAAAAAATAATATTCCGTCAGACTCAAATAGTGAAAATTTTGCTTCGCTAGCAAGGTTTGTTAAGACATCCCAGGTTGAATCAGCACGCTTATCGCTGCTCGCTTTATTAATTTTAACGCTGCCTTTTTGGGGTTTTTCAATATAAAAACTAAGCCCATATTTCAGTGCTGCCTCTTGCACGAAGAGTGCTGGTGATTTTTCCTTAATAGCACCAGGACTGCGGTCGCGTTTCATTTGCATGATGGGCCGAGACCTTAATTCGAGTGTTATCGATGGTGATGAGCCCTGTCCTGGACCAACACTTAATGAAGCCAATTCATACAACAATCGTTTATATGAAAATAGTCTGTCACCAAGTTCTTCGGTTGGAGGAATTTTAATTGATGCTTGCGAATTGGAGTTGTTTGATGAAGTTTCAGCAAGAAGTGCATCTAGTGGCAATTCGGTACGACTTTCAGATTTATAAAGAAAAGCACGCCCAATATTAAAGTAATTGTTTTCCAACATTTGCATATTCACATCAAACAGTTGGACCGACAGTTGTGGACTCATGTCCATAGAATAACTAACGCTAATTGACTGAACGGCTCGGCCGATGTGACCAATTGCTTCTGCCCCAAAATCGACAATCCCTAACTGAAATGAAAAGTCTTTTTTGGAACCAAAATACGCAGCATCTTGTACTGTTTTTCCGTATTCAGATAGAATCTCATTGGCCATGGCGTTAAATGTTGTCATTTGGGACATATGGATTATATGCCCTATCCGGTGTTGCCATGATGTCAGTAATAAATTCGTATCTTTGACCGTTAGTGCCCGGAGGTTTTTTTGTTGATGGTGGCAAACCTGGGGTTGTGATTGGCGGCAAGGCAATAATCCCCACTGTCTCAACGGGAATTTCAGTTAAGGTAATTTCACATTGCGCCACAGCAATCAATGACGGCGATGATGGGGCCCCCGTTGCTGGTACTGCCGTACGGCGTGTCGCTGTAACACTAAAATCCGTAATGACGAATTCCATGTTGGGAGGTGGTTCGTTTTCGTCTTTGCCTGGTTTAATTCTGGCAACAGTACGCCGCAACTGGAATGAAAGCATCTCATCAAAGTTGACGAGAGTTACTGGCGTTTTACGTTGGGCCATCTTACGGAGTTGTTCTATTTGTCCGTCAACAGAAATCTCCAATCCATCCGGAACCGCTGTTCCACCAGGTTCAATTCTGTCATCAGCAACTATGAACGAAAATGAAACCTTCATAAGTTGCCAACTTGCCCAGTCAACGAATGGAATATCTTCAGCCCGTGGAACCTCTACCCATTGTCCGGATAATCCACTATATTTAATACCCTGTGGTATGTATCTGAAAATAAAAACATCATCTGCATGCTTATCATCATCGGTCATGTATCTTTGGACCATTTGCGGACGCGACGATATTGCCTCGCCACGCCCGGCATAGCCTTTTGGCATGCGTGTAACGATTGTTATCGCTGGTACTGGTAGATTTGGAACCGCTGGTGTTCCACTATCCCTGTTGCGAGAACTGCCACCAGAACCACTGCCAGAACCACTACCCGAACCGCCAAAGTTCAGCGGTGGGAGAACTATATCGCTAGCGGACAGCCATGCGGACTCCCAGCCAAATTGGTTATTTGACATTGGCCATACGCCACTTATCCAATCAAAACCTGCCGTATCAGCCTGCTGTTTGGTAACGCCGTATGTTTTTAATATTTCATCTTGATAGAGTAATTGTTCTCCAAGGGTTCTATAAATCTGACCGAGTCTTCGTGGCTCATACCGTATTGATGTACCACGTATATCGTCATATAATATAAACCATTCGCCACCAATTGTTGATGAAAAGCCACCAGCACGACGTACGTAGGCATTTGATGCATCTTCTTTATTAAGTGTAGAGCCCTTTTTTATCCACAACTGAATTCCAACTGGTTGACCTCTATCAAATATTACTCCTATGTAATTTGTTTTCACGAATTCAGTTGTGCTTATTGGTTGGCCAGTATTTCTGTTTGCTGGTGCGGGTGGGAATGGATTTGTATAATATGTAGCACCTGTTGTTTTATTGACCCAGACATATGTCGTGCCACCACGACCCTGTCGCCGTTCTTCCTTGACAACAACATCACCCGGTTTCGGCCCTGCTGTGATTGTTGTAGTTAACTGCCATGAGTTGCTTCCTCTAGTTGACGTTGTTCCAAAATTGGTTGTAGTTGATGTCGTAGAATTTGTCTGCGAGCCAGGGACGGAAGCGGGCCTACCTATTGTCCCTCTTACAGAATTTTGTGGGAATGGGTCATTGCGTTGTAGGAAACTTGTAGGCCACTCTATTGCGGTCTTAGTTGTCATCGCCGCTCCTCATTGCTCTTCTGAACCATGGCCATTTTTGTCATAACTACGTCTGCGATTTCATTCGCATTAGTTCCAGTTATGTAGAAGTTATTTGTATTAGATATTGATGTGCCACGACCGCCACTAGTAACTGAAGATGACGTTGCCGAAACAGCAGTTAGTGAGTCTCCAATGCTTCCGGATTGAGGTGGAACAACATGGAGGTGTCGCGCATCCCCCTTGCCGTGGAATTCTGCAAGACCACCAGCAGCGGTCATTTTATCGCGGTAGGACACAAGATTATCTCCAACCATATCCAGTGCCCTGCCGGTTACATGGTCAGACTTCAATGAACCTAGGGCGAAGTTTCTGTATCCAGATGTTATTGTTCGACGACCAGGAATACCAGAGTTTATGGCGGAGTGATTTGACAATGTTCTACCCATTGATGATGTCAGCGAATCACCAATTCCACCAAATGGGGAGCGGCGGTCCGCTGCATCGGGTGCTAACTCTGTAATAATAAGTCCACTTGCCTCTTGGAAAGTTATTGTTGCATTCTTGAATTTGTCAGCAGCATCTTTCATGAGTCCTGCTGCCTCAAGTTGCGGCTCGACATATTTACTAGCCTCAAGAGTAACGCCAGTATTTTTCTGCAATATCTCAAGTATGGCCGACTGAACGCCGGGGTCGGCTAGGTTTGAGTTTTCAATTTGACTAAACAGTTGTTGCTGGGTTGTTGTGTCCAGGCCATATATTGCCTTAGCAACTGCCCCAATGTCACCGCCAAGTTGGAATCCAGATTCCAGGAAATTAGAAGTTAGGAATTCCTTAATGCCAGTTGTGCCGCCTTGTTCTCCAGCACCAATAACTTTTCCAAGTTCGTCTCCAACAAGTGAATAAATCAGCGCTTCCTGCCCTTGGAGCGCCCCACCTTCCTGGCTAAACGCAGTTCCACCGACTCCAAATAGTCTATTAAATTCTTTGTCAGCCAGCATCGTGTCGCCACCATACTGAGCAATGAGATTTTGTCTAAAATTCTCAAAATATGTTAGGAGGCCCGTATCCAAACTATCTTGGGCACTAGCATCAAAGATATTTCCCTTTAGGAATTCATCAATTTGACCACGAATTGCAAATGATTCCTCGTTAAGTGCCTTTTTGCCCTCTTTTGCTTCCCGAGACTTGCGGAATATGTCAGTACCTGTTGCGAATACATCAGCAGCAGCATTTCGCAATTCTTGCGAGGTGTTAACCATTGCCTCTGCAAGTTTCATCACCTGTTCACGGGTCGTCTGGGCACTATCATGAAGATTTACACCCGCAGCATCAGCAAGTTTTCTGATTTCCATTTCAGTTTTACCAAGTGATGATGCAATGCTTCCCGCTCGTTGGTCACCGAATTGTGTTACTAGGTCAAATGCTTCTGCTTGAACTTCATTAATTTCTCTTTGTGCAGCAATAAATGCATCTGGATTCTTCATTGCCTCCTTGAAGGCCTCGTCACTCAGGGAACCAAATATTCCAGTCCCTGTCATTTGCTGTCTTTTAGCGAGGTCCTTCAAGGCATCACTATCCATGATGTCGTAGCCCTTAAGGTCTAGCCTTGCAAGGTCCTTTGTTGACTTGGCACCAAGTTGACCTGGTCGCGCTGGCGTTAATTCTCCTGCACCAATTGCTAGTGCACGCTTGCCCCTTGCATTCAGTGTTCCCATGATGATTGCATCGAGTTGTCTCTGTCTATCCTGGAATTCGTTCCTGCGTGATTTACGCAAATTTTCTATTCCGTCTTTGGTGAGAGTTCCTCTCCGTAGCATCTCGCCCATTTTTTTCGTGTACGAACCAACAACACTTTCCATGAAGTCCTGGGCCTGTTTTTTGGCCTCTGCGATTGCTTCTTTTTTCCTGCGCTTAGTGGCTCCACGAATACCCATAATTGCGCCGCCGATAACACCAACGGCCAGACCGGCCAATGGGTTTACCATTGCAATCGATGAACCAAGTGCTAATGCGCCCTGCGATTCTTTTGGCATAACATTAGATAGCAAACCAAGACCAACGCTTGCTCCCATTCCTGCCATCATTGAGTTATTGATGCCCTTCTTCATGACTGGATTATCTTTGGTGCCGACATTTCCGCCGAATATCATCTTGTAGCCGTATGAATCCCTCATCTGTCGACCCTTTTGCGTATATCCTCTAAGAAGCGCCATTGGACCCATGGGAGCGCCTGCGGCGGCCCTGGCCGCCATCTCTTCGTTCTTCATCTGAGCACGTTGCTCCGAAGACATGCGGAAGTTTCTAGTGAAGAAGGTGTTCTTATATTCTGCGTCGGGAGCATTGCCATATGGGCTGTATTGGGGTATCTTGATTACTCCTCGACTGGCTTCAAAGTTTTCCTTATTGGCTCGTCGCAATTCTCTGTAGGCTCTGAATTTCCCAAAACCACTCGAGTTCTCGTATTTTTTCATCGCCTCTTCTTGCCGAAGTTGCGCAGCAGCCTGCCTGCTGAGTGCTGACGGTACTGCCGTACCTGCTGCGGCTGCTGACCTCGTTGCCTCTGCCTGTGCTTTTGCTGCTGCGATTTTGTAACTGCGTTCATAGCGTTTCTCGTCGCGTTTTTGCTGTTGCTGAAGTGCGCGAGCAGAGGCAGTAGCCTTATCTGACGAACTCATAACCGTCATGTTTTGAACGCTCATTTGAGCGACTCGCTGTTGCGAGATGGCACCTGCAGTTTTAGCAAGTCTTTCGGCTCTTGCTTTTCCGCCCTCTGTGACGTTTCCTTCGGCGGTCTGACCAGTAAGTGGTCCGCCACCAGCACCTGGTGTTATGTCCCTCATCCCATAGGAGGCAAGAACACCGCCCGGGGTCTTTTTCATTGCTCGCCCACCAACGAGCAACTTGGCAATGAGCATGAATGAACCCATTCCTCCGCCACCGAAAAGGTCTCTGAATCCACCGAGAAGGCTCATGAATAGGTCAACGATTCCAGTTAGACCATTGATGATTTTGGTAATAAAGGGTAGAGCATCAATGAAAATTTCACGAACAGTTTTCGCATACTTAGAAATGACCCCAATGAATTGGCCAACAGCATCACCAAAGGCATAGAACTTTTCTTCGTTGGCAATAATCTGCTCGTTGAATCCACCGAACGCGTCAGATAGGTGTGCGCCAATGGGGCGCAAGACTCTCATTAGGGTTTCCTCGAACACTCGCGCTCCCTCAATGAGGGGACGGAGTTTGTCCAAAATCATATTCCAGCCCTGTTTGAAGCGGTCCCACCAACTACCAAGGCTGGCAAACATTCCATCGACCTTGGGCAAGTAATCGCGAATAAACTTTACGAAGAAGTCGCCAATCTTCTCCGTGACACCGCCGATTTCATCAAAGAAACCCGCTCCAGCAAACATCGCAATCTCACCAGACACTCTGTCAAATGTCCGTTTGAATGTGCGAGCAATATCTTCAAGAAGGTCTTTTGTTGGCTTTAGAAATGGTTCACCAAAGTCGGCAAAGTCTGTCTTGATGATATTGAACGTTGCCTTGAAGCGACTGATGAGGGTTCCGTTTACTGCATCAAACTGCCCCTGTACTCCACCTGCCGCTGAAAGCGTTCCATCAAGAATTGCCTTTTTGAGTTGTTCGGCAGTCTTGATTCCTTTGCCGCCCGCTTCAGCAAGTGCCTTCTCCATTTCTGGGCCAAGTTCCTTGGCGGCTTCGGTAATTTGGCTGAACGTGGCCTTGGGGTCCTGGAGTTTAGCAATGAGGTTTCCTGCCGCTTTGACCCCTTCTTCTAGTGGCTTGCCAGCACTAGCAAAGTCCATCAATCCCTTGAGAAGGTTGGATGAACCAGCGGTGAATGTCGAGTTCTTGGAGACTGCCGCAAATGCCGCCTGTAGGTTTTCTGCGCCCAAGGATGCCAAATCTGCATCGGAAGCAAGTTGTCGCATCATTACGGATGCAGCCTGATAGTTTCCTCCGCCCTTGAATGCATACATGGCC